AAGCCTAAATGAAATGACGGGTTTAGAGCAGTTTGGGTTTTTCAAAAAGATAGGTAAAAGTTTAAAGAAAGTCGTAAAAAAAGTTGCACCGATAGCTGCTTTTATACCGGGCGTAGGCACTGCATTGGGTGGTGTTTTGGGTGGTGTGGCAGGTAAAGTTGGTGGCGCTTTGGGACTTAAAGGAACTGTCGCTAAAAAGGTTTTAGGTGGTATTGGTGGACTTAAGATACCAGGTATATCAAACATTGCAAAAGGTGCAGCTGGCGGTTTTGGCAGTCTAAAAGGTTTGGGTAGCTTAAGTGGTATGCTAAAAGGTGGTCCTTTTGGTGGATTAACTAATCAGACGACGCAAACAGGACAAATTAGCGAAGAAGAGTTTGCTGCCATGAGCCCATTAGAACAACAACTATATTTGACACAATCGCAAAATCAACAAAGTGGTATTTTAAAAAACTTATTAGGCAGCCAACAAAATGATGGCGGCCTATTCGGCAGTGGTTTAGGCGACATGCTTAAGTTGGGTGGTATCGGTGCGTTAGCGTCTGGTTTAGGTAAGTTGGCTTATGAAGATGCTAAAAAACAAAAAGGTGTGCCCTTAACACCACTAACAACCATGAGTCCGACAGGCAGATACAATATAGAAGCTGAGATAGCCAGAAGAATGGGACAAGCTGCGCCAAACCCTGTAGAGTTTGGGTTATTGCCAGCAGGCACTCTGCCGGAACTATCGGGTGGCAAACCAAGAGATATGATGTATGGCGGGCCTGTGATGGCTTATGCTCAAGGCGGAGCCGTAAAAATGCAAGAAGGTGGTGAAATTTTAGATCCTAATAATTTACCTGATGCAACTAAACAAAAAATTGAAAATATTTATAGAAAACTATATTTATCAAACCCAAGTGAGGAAAGAAATAGAAGACAACCTGCTACAAACCTTTTGACCAAAGA